GATTCAAAGTTACAAGTGCTACTGCTACCTTACCCACATCCGGTTCATGTCCTGCTTCAAAGTAAATATTCTCCGTTAAACAATCAACTTGTTTTTTAACAGGATCAGTTAAACTTTTATATGAAACATTGATCGGTAAGAAATAAGTATTTGGTACATTAACTGATAATATAACTACAGAAAATGCTACACAAATACTCATCATGGTTAATGGTATTCGCATTGTTCTCTCCCTATGATTGTGATAGGTTATTCTGTTACGAGGAAACCTATCGAAACCCTAAGTAGCCGTTAAGCTGCTAATTGATAAACGCTTTCGTTTGCATTTATTGATTTTACTTTTAACGACTATCTGTGTCGTGTTGTCTGTTTCGTTACTCATTGCCCTGTCGAAACTATTCACCCCCATCAAAAACATACTAGTTCTCAGTGACCGATGCCGTTAAATAACACCGATGTATCCAATATGCTTATGGTGGAGGTGGGGAGAATTGAACTCCCGTGTCGCCAGTATTTCCTAAGCAGGTTTACGCTGTTCTTTTATTTATCACCAAGTTTTCCGAGCGATCCAATGTTGTATCTCTTGTACTTTCCACGCTAGTCCCCATGGCAGTGTGAAAAATATCTTGCTACCATTTGGAGTATACATGGTCTTGCCATCATTATCAACACCCATCAATCCTATAAACATATTATTCCCTTAAGAATGAATTTTATCGTTGATAGCAATTACGCTCACGATAAATCTGACCATCGGGTTGTAGAATCTCTTTCCAAGCAGTACAAACAGTTTGTGGTTGTGGTACAATCACTTGCTCACGTTGAACAACTACTGGTTGCGGTTGATTCTGATTGGCAATGATTGCGCCTGCAATGCCACCAATGATCAATGGTGCCACCCAATCATTACGTTCAACAACAACAGTGCGTGGTGGTTCCCAATAACGATGCTCATGCCGCCATTGTGCTTGTGCTGCGGTTGCTGCCAGCAATGCGATTACCAAAAATAATTTTTTCATAATTTATCTCCTATACATGTATAACGCACAAGACATGCATTTAGTTGACATCATTGTACAACAAGATGCCCTGTGGCATACATAATGGCCATCACAGGCCCTGCAATATGCTCGCCAATTTCATACAACGCCCATGCCGTGAGAGCCACTGCCCACCAGGGATTTGATTCTGCTTTCTTGCCCAACCACATGAAAAACTTTCCATGTGCTTGACCAATTTTGTTTGCTAGTCGTACTATCATCACAATCACTTGCGCTTACGCACATAGGCCTTGGCAGCTCGCTTGGCCATGGTTTTCAAGCTCTTGGCTCGTGGGGTTGTTGTTTTACGTGTTGCCATAGTGTTACCTCTTTAAAAAAATATTTAGCCAACTTCTTCATCGTATGGTTGAACAATCCAGCCAATGGCAAACAGATCTTGTTGAATTTCGTCGGTGACCACGCTTTCACCCACGTAGCCTTTGGTTCCGTCGGCATCACCATTGCCAAGTCCATCTCCTATGCCTGAACAGTACCAGTCCATGTAATCGCCTGAATTTCGCAATCGAGCAATCAGGCCACCGGCACTGCGCCACGAACATGACCAGTATTCATCCTTGAGCAATGACCATACATCGTTTTTTTGAAACACATTGTTGCACATGGCCGCATAGAGATTCTGTGCGTAGTACTCACTGTCTTGTACTTTTTGCAACATCCAGGCACATGTTTGAATGTCTTGCTCTAGGTCGTGATCAACTGTGTATTTTTTCATAAATCTGGTCCGGCGTAACAGAATCGAACTGCTATTTAGGGAGTAGAAATCCCCTGTATTATCCATTATACGAACGCCAGTTGTTTGGTGGGACCTGTGTGATTCGAACACACCACCCAGCGATTATGAGTCGCTTGCTCTAACCTAATGAGCTAAGGTCCCTAAGCTATAGTATAGCAGGAAAACTATTTATGGTCAATTGATTTTTAGCTCTTTATGTGGTCTTTAGATATTTCAAAAACCGTTTCAAATCTCCATACAACGCATACATGGTGGCTTCTTGAGTGCCATACAGTATTATTTGAGGCTGTTTTTTTGCCAACATTTTTTTGCCCATCATGATAAAATAAGGGCAGGTAAGTTTGTTGTTTAACAATATCAACTGTGCTGGCCCTATTGCAAAATCAGTATCAAATGACCAAGATTCTATTTCCAACTGGTTCATGACGCTGTAGCCTTCCCAACTCAATCGTAACCCGCTGTCTTCACGAATGTCTTGCCACCATTCTTTTATGGCTGCGTCTTCAGTTGGCCGATCATCATCGGGCAGCAGTTTCAGCAGTTGCTGAGTGTAATAGAGTTTATGTGGCATCGGGGTATACTTGTGACCCCTGAGTTAGCAACACCACTGTGAACTTGTCAGTCTTGAATTGAGTGTTCAGCTTGCGGGACAGATTTTTAGCATGGCCCGGATTTGAAAAACTTACCTTTTTGTACTTGGGCCCTGGGTACTGTGTGAGCATATGGCTGGTTTTGAGATTGATGGGTTTGGCATCGTAAAATACTGCCCACACTCCTTCGCTGGCCAAAACTTGTTCTGTTTTGTAAGTTACTTTGTTGGTGTGTTCAATCAACACCTGTGGACGTGGCCTGCTCATAGCATTATTTATCACATAATCTATGTAGATTTAAAACTTCCACCGTCAAGTTCTATTGAAACAGTTTCGTTTTTACCAGCAGCAGGCGCTCGCATGGCGTCTAAAGTCAGCAGCAGTTTGGTTATGTCTGCATGTAGATCTTTGGCATCTCTCATGGTCATGACAAAATCACGTTGATTGCGTGATTCATGTGCTTTGATACTGTCTACAAAACGATTTATGTGCAGGCTCATACAAACACCTCTTCATCTAAATAGCGGATCAATTCTTTGTCCGTGGGTTGTACCTGATAGTTGCGCTTGAAAAAGATCTCGTATGAGTCTGATCCATACTTGCCGATACCATACAGTTTGGTAGCATCTTCTCCATCCCAATTAACATAATCATCAGTCATTCTGCGTATGCGATTCTCTTTGACCGTGCTCATGCCCAGGCTCCAGATGACGTTCTTTACTTGTTCGGGTGTGCTTAACAAAAGAAGATTAGGTGTGGGCCAGTGATGCATGAATAGTGGATACACAGTCTTCACTGGCTTGCGGCCAGTTTGGTTCAGCATGATCACTGCTACCATGTGTCTCCACTTTTCCACATAAGGAATATCTTCCATGCCCAGTTGTTGCTGCACCATGAGATCGTCACGTAGTGTAGCAATCATGGTCTGTTCAAGAATTGTTCTAGTTTGGGCGATGTCCAACCTTCGGGTTTGAGCACCTTGCCATCTTCACGTTTGAGAACCTTGCCGGTGTCGTGATCAATCTTGGCAAAGTTACTACGCATGACTTCGATCCAGGCACCTTCGCCATCGGCACCCATGCTGTGGATGGCACCAATTGTGACAACTAGTATGTCAATCAAGGCATCCAGTGTGTCCACGTCGGTGTCGGCGTCTTGCAGTTCTTGGAACTCTTCTGCAATTAGATCGATGTACATGTCAAATTGTGCTTGGTCGCCAGTGACGCTTTGATCACAGGCCAGCATGAATTTTTCTTGGTCTTTGAATGGATTGAGTATCATGGTGTTCCTTTGGCAACAGCTTGTTCTTTGTTGTGATACGGGCCTTGATAGCTGTATCGCTGTAGTGTGATCAGTTTGGGATTCTGTACCATCTTCCAGGCTCGATGCTTTTTGACATAGTACCATCCGGCAGCAAACCAAGATTTGCTATTTTCTTCTTGTGTGAACAACGGCAGTCGATGTTGGATATCCCACATGGCATTGAACACTTTTTGTCCGGTGTCATAGCCATACACTTGATTTTCTGGATTGGGCCGGATTTCAACAGCTGGCACAAACTCAATGTCTCGATCCAGCATCTTGATGGTCTTGTATTTTTTTACTGTGTTGCTGATCTTCACAGTGTAGCCATCGTCCTGTGCTTCAATTTGCCCAACCTTGCGATTGTCTTTTTTCAGTATCCAATAGCGGTCAGCTATTACTGGCATTGCTAATATCATCTAGTTCTCCTGTGTATGTTTTGTTCAACCAGCGACCAATGCTGTCTGCAGATTCGCTGAGCTTGACCAAATCGTATTTGCCGCAAAATCGCAAGAAGTGTGCGCCCACCTGGCCCACATCCTTGTGACTGATCTGTTCATGTATGGCTGTGTCTACCAGCAGTTTGATGTCAGCGGGCTGGGCTGTGAGATCAATCAAGGTGCGATTGCGCTCATAGTCGTCTAGCACACGATGTTCTGCACCTTCGTGGTCGGTCCAACGCTGCAACATGAGATTGTTCCAACTGTAGCCTTTTTTCTCTCGATCAGCAAAGGCCTCGCGGAGACCAACTTTATTCCTTGTGCCCTTTTCACGAACTCCTGGATATGCACTGAACACATTGTCCGAACTGTCGCCACGCATGCACTTCTCAAACAGCAGCCAGGCTGGATCGGGAATGGTCTTTGGCTGTTTGGTTTTTTTATCTTTGACAGCGTTGCCTTTGGCATCAAATATGCCTTCCAGTGTGATCAGTTCGTCTGTGATGCCATTGAACTGCCGGACATTGGGTGCGATCAGTTGCACAAAATCTGTGTCTGAACTGACCACTATGTGTTCGTCCTGGGGGTGTAATGCAATCCATCGTGCAATCACATCATCTGCTTCGGCTTGGGCATGGCGTATGACACTGCAATTGGTCTTGTTGCTGAGGTATTGTGTCAGCTCATCATAGGTTTCCCAGAACAGCTTGTCTTCCTCAGCTTCGGCTTCGGTCATCTTGCCACGTGCCACAGCACGATTGGCCTTGTATGGCCGGTAATGGTCTTTGCGCCAGCTGCGTCCTTCTAGTGCAAATACCAAATGATCAGCATCAAATCTGCGAGCCACTTTGTTTGCTGCCATCAGTGTCACATGCAATGCGAATCCTACCTTGGTCCACGAATCAGATGCACGGTGAGCACTGTGCCGTGCTCGGAAAAACATGTTGGCAGTGTCAATCAGTAGGTATTTCATCAAGGTCCAATAGTTGGTGCTGTTTGATGTATTGTAACAGATATTTGCCCCAAAAGCAATGGGCTTGTTTGCCAAAATGATAAGATTTTGGATTTACATAGTCAAATCCGTTGTTTTTGAGCACACGATCGTAGCTTGATTGGGCACAGTATGGATCTAAATAACAGTGATTCCAAACTTTGGGATCTTGAGCCAAATCACTGAATGTGCTGTTGCCATTGAAGAACAGATGTTTTATACCTTTTGTGGCCAGATACTGATGCAATTTCCATACCAGGTCATGGCCGGCTCTGGTGCAAGCATCATAGTCTATGTCAATGATATATTGACGATATCGCTGTTCCAGTTCGGCTGGCACATGATCCACCCCCGATGCATTCACCTGGTACCATGTGCCATTATGAAACCATTCTTCTCTTTCCCAGGTGCTCCATTGTATCAGCATGAATGTGTCTGCCAGTAAATCAGGATTGGACTGCACCCACTCAACAGTGGTTCGGTAAATTCGAGCATTACTACCGCCGGCTTGACTTTGATTGATTCGCTCGCAGCCTAG